TGCGAAGCCGCAAACTGTGGGACGCCCACGGTTCATGGCTGATCATGGTTATCGTCTGCGGACTGGCGTTCAACGCCGGCTTGGAGTGGCAAGCTTTCAAGACCCGGGCAATCGTAACGGTGTTGATCGAATCACACGTAGCAGAACGCGACGAGCTTCGAGCCCGCCTGCGCCAAGTGGGCGACGAGAAGCAAGCCCTGATGGAAAGGTTCGCACCTGCCGCAGACAAAGCTCAGGGCGCTGCTGTGAAGGCGCAAGAGGCAGTCGACAAGCTGGATCAGACCGTTGATAAAGTGAATCGGTTCCTAGGTGATCAGCCGTGAGCCCCAACACTTTGGCAAAAGCAATGGGCATCCCTCTGCCGCGCGCTGAGAAGTGGGCCGACGCACTCACTACTGCCATGACCGAAGGGAAGATCAATACCAGATTGCGTACCGCGGCATTCCTGGCGCAGATCGGCCACGAGAGCGGGTCCTTGGTCTATTCGAAAGAGCTAGGGGGCCCGAGCTACTTTGCGAAATACGAGGGGCGTAAGGATCTCGGCAACACGCAACCCGGGGACGGTGCAAAGTTTTGCGGGCGCGGGCTGATCCAGGTGACGGGCAGGGCGAACTATGGCCGCGCAAGTCAAGCGCTGTTCGGCGACGATCGGCTACTGAAGAACCCGGAGCTTTTGGAACAGCCGGAGTGGGCGGCGAAGTCCGCTGTCTGGTACTGGTCGACGCGAAACCTGAACGCCTTAGCGGATGCGGATCGGTTTACCGATATCACCCGGGCGATAAACGGCGGCACGAATGGTCTCGAGGATCGTAGAGCCCGTTACCGTCTCGCACTGAGCGTATTGGTATGAATTCCGTTTACGGCTACGCACTGTGTTTACTAGTAGGCGCTAGTGGCGCGTGGTACGTCCAGGGGTTGCGCTGGGATAACGACGTGGCCGGGCGCGACATCGTTTCCGCTACGGCAATCGCCGAGAACGTGGACGCAGTGAACCAACAGTTAATCGCGTCACGCGCACAGACGGAAGCCATTCGGGCTACGTTCATCGAGTACAAGGCAGGTAAAGAAAATGAAACGAGTGCTCTTGAGCGGGCTGTTGCTTATGGCACTAAGCGGCTGCGGATCAAAGCAACCTGTCCACCAGCAGTGCGCTCCGATGGAACCGTTTCCGGCGGAGCTGTCAGCGGAACCGCAGAACTTGAACCTCCTGCTCAACGAGCTTATCTCAGTTTGCGAAGAGGACTCGACCGGCAGTTCGCCGATTTGCAGTTCTGCCGGTCGGAATTGAGGAAGCGTTCGTCAAACTAGATCGCCGAACATCGCGTCTTCAATACGCTTTTGCGCGATGGCGAAGTATTTATCGTCGCGTTCAATGCCGATAAACTTCCGGCCCGTGTTCGCTGCCGCTACGCCAGTGGTACCGGAACCCATCGTGTTATCAAGAACTGTTTCGCCTTCGTTCGTGTAGGTACGTATCAGGTATTCCATCAGGGCAACGGGTTTTTGCGTGGGATGGACTGTAGAACCTTCGGACGGGAAGTCTAGAACTTGGCGGGGGTAGTTAGTCCACTCCTGTGTCCATGTTTCGGCGGTTATACCTCCGGTTACGACACTGGTTGGATCTGTCGAAATTCCGCGAGCGATATGGCTCGCGGAATTTTTCTGAACCTTATTCAGAGGCTTGAGCCCCTGTGGGTTGTATGTCGGCACAGCGCGATAGAAGACCAGTACATCTTCAATATCCTTCATCGGCATTTTCTTAGCGTTCATGTGCCCGGTGGCGCGCGTCTTACGCCAGTACCACGAATATTTCAGATCCGCTAAGTTCGAAGCCCCGAGCGCGCAGGTAAAAGGGTTGCTAGCCGTAAGAAGGATCGCGCCACTGGGTTTTACTACTCGGCGGTACTCGCTCCATAAATCCGCAAAAGGAATCACCGCGTCCCACTTACAGGCTGTCGTACCATAAGGCAAATCGCAAAGCACCATATCCACCGAGCCGTCCGGGATCAGCTTCATCATTTCCAGGCAATCGCCTTTCATCAAATTCATTCGCAGTAATACTCCTCTTCCTCAGTTGCATTTTGCGCAGCGGCTGTCGCCTGGCAGATAACCCGGGCGTCCTGCGTGAAATACGCGGCCACTGGCTGCGGCTCCGCACCGGGAAACGCGATTACGTAGAGCATGGCTAGGATTTTCATTAGCGCTTACTCCTGAAGTTACGAAGCTCGATGTCACAAGCCACGCTATCAGTCCATACGGCGGCAATCACCAAAGGAGCGGCGATGAATAGGATTTCTTCGCGAAAGAAACAGCCGATTATAGCAGCCAGTCCGGCGATCGTGAAAATCCAGCTCAGCACCTTCATTCCGCTTCACTCCTTTTCGCGGCCCGCACCATGCGAGCGCCGAAGAATTCGACTTTCTCAGCGTTGTATAACGCTTTGTTGCCCGCCTTTACCGCGCCGCCCATGCGACCAGTGCAAGTGCGCCAGATCGCTTTGAACGCTTCGCCTTCCGCAAAGGTCATACCAAGCGCTTCGATAATGTCGATGCTCTCGGCGGTGTACGGTGCGCCTTTGGAAATGGGGTCCGCGACGTGGCATTTGTAGTAGTCCACGCTGCCGCCGGTTTTCTGTTCGCTCACTGGGTAAGCCTCCAGTAGTTGCCGACGTTTTCGACAAGTCCTCTCTTTTTCGCGCGCTGCAAAGCCCCTCGGATTTGCTCTTTGGTGAAGGGCAGGCCGCGTCTCAGAAACAGATCCATCGTAAAATGGTGGGCAAGTCCGGGGGCGTCTTCGACGCAGTGGCAGACCATGTATTCAAGTGTCATAGGTGTATCGAGCCAAGGGTACTTCATGCTGCATCCTCTATGGGGTTGAATCCGTTATCACGCATCGCGCGTAACAGAATGTCTTGGATCTCGCGTTTGGTCTGCAGGCGCTCTAGAACTAACTCGTCCACGGTGTCTGCGGCCAGGATGAAATGGTGGAACACAGGTCGATTGTGGCCGGCCTGCAGTTGGCGCACCGGGCCGTTACGTTCGATGATCTGTTGGTGTTCCTCAAGATTCCATGAAATTGAGAAGAAAACGAGGATGTTGCCCCCGTCCTGCAAGTTCAAACCATGGCCGGCGCTGGCCGGGTGGGCGAACATGATCGGGATTTCGCCACGGTTCCACGCGTCGATCGTTTCGGGCTTCTTGTCCAGGTGTCGACCTTGAGGGAATCGCGCCAATAGCCTTTCCAGATCACTCTTGAAGTGATACGCCACTAAGACCGGCATACCGGCGGCTTCCTCTAGGATTTCTTCTAGTGCGTTCAGCTTCTCGTCGTGAATCTTTTTCCATGCCGGACCGCCTTCTACGTAGGCCGCTCCACTGGCAATCTGTAAACAATTGTGGACAATCAACGGCTTACCGTCTTTTCCCCGAACGGTAAAGCGGTGTCTTGGTCCGGCATTGACGAGGTCGTAGACAAGCCGAGTGCCTTCAGAACAGGCCACCCGTTCTTGAGGCGCGCTCGGAGAGTTACCGACTTTATGTCGTACGCCCGGGCGGCTTGCGCTACCGTCATACGGCCCTGCGGGGTATCGATCCATACATTCCCTCGACGATTGTTCGACTGCTCGCGAACAGTTGCCCACCGACAGTTGCCCGGTTCGTAGTTGCCGTTGTTGTCCTTCCTCTCGATCGTAAGATTCGCTTCGTAAGTCGGACCCATGTCCGCCCAGAAAGCGTCGAAAGATTCTCGCCATGTTTCGCATACGGAAATTCCCCGAGCGCCATAGTTGCGCCAATCCTTGTCCGATGGGTTCGCACACCGAGATTTCATGTGAGTCCAGGTATAGAACGCCCGATGCTTCGTCATTCCATGGGTGCCCCAGGCGTCCAGGAGCATTTCCCGGCGCTTGCAGCCGCAAGATTTCTTCTCGCCCCTGTTGGGGTTCCTCAAATTGGTCCCGATACACGTTACGATCTCTCCGCATACGCATCGCGCTTCCCATAAGGCACGCTTCGATTTCGTTTGCGTCGTCCCGGCGCGTCTCAAGATCGTCAGGTAACCGAACACTCTCCCGGTCAAATCGACCGCAGGCATTGGCATGGTTTATGTCCTCGGCTGTTTGCCACCCGCTTTTCGTCAGAACCTTGTGGTCTGGCGTCATGGTGACTCCGAAGCAATCTACGACAGACTTATAACCATGGCAAGCTAATTTGTAGACACTTACCCATTCGACACCATCCCATGCTAAGTCCCCCCGGGCGAATTGTTCGATAGGTTTCCAGCCAGAGTCCGTCAGGATCTCAGTACCTTCTGCGATGCATTTCTGCGTCTTGGCGGCCGCGTTTAGCGCCTCGACCTGCGAGCCTTCCAAGTCCATGAACATCTGCTTTTCCATGTTCTTATAGAGGACGCGCGCTGCCGGCGGCAGATCCACTTTAATGACGTTCACGATCGGCTCTTTGAGGTCGAACCAGTCTGCGGCGTCGATCGTGATACACACATCGCCCAGTGCTTTCTGAATCTGCTCCTGCGCTTGGTCAGTCGCCTCGACGCCAAACCCGGTGTGCGAAGCCCTGAACCAGCGCTGCTTAAACGCGTCATACGTGCGGCCGAGACGGTCACCCTTATCAACGAACCACATTTGCCCCCAAAGGTCTTGAAGGCCGTTAGGGCTCGGGGTGCCGGTCAGCAGAATGATTCGTTTGATCTTCGTATGGGCAACGCGGGCAAGCGCTTTGGCCCGGCGCGTACCCTGCCGCAGCCGAAAGCCCTTCAACTTGGTCGCCTCGTCGACCACCACAGTGCGGAATGGCCATTTGTCGCCGAGGTGTTCGACCAGCCATTCGATCTGCTCAAAGTTGACGGTGTACACGTCCGCCTTGACGCGCAGAGCCGCCTGCCGATCCTTGAGCGCACCGCAGATCGGTACAACGCTGCGGTGCTTCAAATGGTTCCACTTCCGGTATTCCTGGGGCCAGGTGGTACGCGCAACGCGCAGTGGGGCTATTACGAGGATCGGGTAGACATCCTCAGTAAGCGACAAGTCTTCCAGTGCCGTGGCCGTAGAGGGAGTCTTCCCAAGCCCCATGCCCGCCCAGACCGCGATCCGCTTAACGCCCTGGATAGCGCCGATGATTAGGTGCTGATATTTGTGCGGTACGAAGTCAATTGCCATCGTGTGGAATCCCTAATAAGACCTGCCCTACGTAATCGAACCAGAGCGCCATGGCTAAAGGCGTTTCGAAGCGATGCGTTAGGAAAGGGATCATTTCTCGGATTTCGATTCCTTTGACACGAAACGAATATCCTGAATATTGCTCTACGCGCCACCGGCCGGCCGGTGCGGATGTTACGTAGAAAGGTTCCCAGCCGGGGATGATCTTCTCGAAACGGTTTGGCTTACCGGTTCCTGTATGTCGCACGCAACGCCAGCCTAGCGCCTTCATCGTACGTTTAAGATGGAATTGCGCTTCGACCTCGTCACGTTGCGCGCGAGTAGACCGATAACTCTTCGGCCCTGTGTACTCAATCCTTTCTGTGTTCATTAGCAAACCACCTTGAATTTATCGTCAACACCTATCCGTTGCTGCACCTGCAGGTCATGCGTCAAATGATTCACGCCGACCAAGCTATCCAGCCAAACCACTTCGGCACCCGCCGCACGGCGACGTTCGTGGTCGCGCACCTGAGCTTCGGTAGGCTTTTTGCCGGTCGCTTTCAGCTCAACGAACAACACGCGACCGCCGAACGTGATCATCCGATCGGGCACGTTTCTCCGCGCCGGGGACACGAATTTGTCGCAAAGCGCGCCAATCTCTTTGCAGCGCTTGACGAGGTAGGCTTCGATATCGCGTTCTAGCATGGCTCATTTCCTCGGGAGGTTCTGAGGGTTTGGATCTTTAGCTGACCAAACTCCGAGTCGACGCTCCGGATACACCTCCTGAAATTCTATTTCGTCCCCTTGATCGGTGATGGTGAAGATCGGGGTTAGACAAAGACCCTCCGATTTAGCCCATTGCCAGCCTTCAGGCGGAGGGAAGACGGGCGATAAGAAATCGCATTTGTTGTTGATACACCATTGAATGGCTTCTTGGCGCGTTGCGTCTTTCATACTGTCTCTCCTAGTAGAAATGGCCATTGCAGAGTCCGTCGGGCGTTACGGCGGGATCTTCGCAGCCGTGCACTTTGCACTGGCCGCGTGGTCCGTAGCCCTTCGACTTGCTCTCTAACTGCGCTTTCAAGAAGTCACGCTCGACGATCAAAGCCCTAACTGGTTCTGCGTATGTAACTTCGCAAAGCTGATATCGGCACGGGTCTTTGCTCATGAACGTAAATAGCTTATCGCCTCGCGCTGAAGTTACATCCTCGGGCGCAGAGCCCTTCAACATTTTGTTTTCCGCTTCCAGTTGCCTCGTCCGGACTGATAATGCCAAGTAGGCGTCCAAGGAGATCAACTGCGTGGCTTCAGGCATATCTTCAAGGGGGTAAATGTACGCGCCTTTCTTCTCGGCCAGGATCTTCGGGTCAGTCATTGTGCCAACCCCCATCAGTGACGCGGAATCGGGCGCTACCTTCGGAGTTCAGTCCCATGAAATTGCCCACTGTACGAGACCACGTAACGCCGTCCGCACCTTCATGAATCACGAGAATCTCTTCTCGGTCCTGATCCCTCGCTAGGGCAACGACTTTGTAAATTAGGCCGTTACGGTGCTCGTAGAACGAGCCAACCGAAGGAAGCGACTGAAGGGGTTTCCATCTGAGTGATTGTTGCATTTTGATTCTCCTGATTCGGTTTAAGTAACGCAAGCTTATGCAAGATTCGACTTGTAGTCAACCTTTCCGGTAACGATAGGCTTCGAAGCCGGCTGCGGCGAGCGGTAAGCCTTCTGTCCAGTCTTCGCCTTGGGCCATGAGGGCGGCTAAAACACCATCGTTGAAAGCCGGGTGATCAGGCGCTTCGCAGATTATTTCGTCGTGCACTGTTACGACGATCTCGAAACCTTGGTCGAATTGCTTTACGGTCTCCATGCTTCAATCCTCGGCATTGATCGGCCAATGACATCGCGGGCGGCGGCCTGAGTGCAATTTTCCACGCATTTGCCCCCATATGTCCTGATCCTCTCCCATTTTCGGGTATATTGATTTACACCCATGTACGTCAGACCGCCATCATCCTCAACCCGAGGCGACGGATAGCAGAGATAACGTCCGCTAGGAAGCATCACACGAAGCCAAGCGCCATCGCGCCGAACCTTATGCATTCGGCAGGTCAGCGTCTGACCCGGGTTGTTGATCGCTTGACGAATCGTATTTTCGAGATCCTTCCAGTAGCTACTGATCGCCGGGTGCGACTCACGCCACAGGCGCTTGAAACTTTCGCAGACCGTATAAGCGCGATCACTCAGACCGAACTGGCTTTTGCCCTGGCCGAGCTGCCATTCAAGGAAGCTTTCAGCTTCTGCCATGGTGCTTTTTGGGATGTTGTCGTATGCCTTCTCGGCCATTGCTTCCAGGTCGATGTTAAAGGCTAGCGAGAAAGTAATGAATGCCCCGCACCCTCCGCCGAATCCTAGCGCCAATTCCATCGTTTTTCCGATTTGGCGCATGAAGCCGTCGACGTCCGCCGCGTCGATGCCGAACGCCTTGGCGTAGGCCAGTTTGTAGAGGTCGTGGCCGAGCGTTACTGGATCGCCCTTGGCGTTCAGCTCCATAGCGATTGGCGTGCCCCTAAGAGCCGCTGCGTTGATCTCGTCGCCGCTGTACCAGTTGCCGTCTAGGCCGAGCTGAGTATCGTATTCACGGAACGCTTGAAGCTTCCACGCTTCGCCAGCCAGCCAGGCGAGCACTCTGCCTTCCACGTTTGACAAATCCGCGATAACCAGTTTCTTTTTAGGCGGAGCGATTATAAGGCCGCGAATTGCACTGCTACATGCTTCCATCACCGTCGTCATACGAGATCCCTTATGTGCGGTGCGTTCGCCTCGAAGACGGCTTGAGCGAAGCCGCGAGGCGTGGCGCTACGGATATTCTTTGTGCGGGTGGATTTGCCCCCGCATTTCGCCCACCCGGGATTCGCCTTGTGCAGCGGGTGAACGGGTCGGCGCACCGGTTCGCGGAATTCTTCCCCGTGCCAGATGCAGGTGCCTTTGTTGTACGCGTCACGCCCTGGGTAAATATCAGGATAAGACGGGTGCACGTCGTCTTGGGGCAGATATCCTCCGTACTCGTGCGGGTGGAACATGAAATCCGGCTTGCGCCAGATTGAGGACATGACGCCCACGGGGTTTTCCAATGCCCACACCGGACATGCCGCAGCCTTCGCTACCGCGGGAATAAGCTTCGCCAGGTTCACAGCCTCGTTCTGGAATTCTGGATTGGCGGACGCCTTGGCCGCGAAGTGTCGGGCACCGGCCACGGTCAGGTGCGTGCACTCAGGGAAACCGAACACGAATACAACTTCAGGGCCGACCATGTTTGCGATATCGGCCGCCTGCGCTTCCACCTGGTCAGGGTAGAACCATGTACCGACCTTTACCAAGTTGCCTTCGCGCGTAACGCCGGGGGAGTGCTGACCGTCGAAGGTCCAACACTCGTACCCTGCATCTAGCCAAGGTTGGGCCATGTAGCCGGTGATGTCGTAAAGGAAAATAGCCTTCATACCAAGTCCTCCGCATCGTTTTTGAGAGACTCGATCCACAGATCGATCTCTTTGTTTTTGATTGAAGGTCTCGGCAGGTTCTGCAGCTGAAGTAGCCGGCCGGCCCAACGCCCTGTGCGAATAGCTCCGCAAAACGCTGCGGTGCCACGCATGCGACCGTCGCTACTAGTGCCACTGATTGCCCGTTTGTACTTCGACACACTGGTTTTGCTGGCCTGCAGCCTAACGGCCAGCAGTTCGCGCAACTCCAGGGGCAAATCCGGATCATCGATACGACGTTCCAGCGTGCTGATCTGCAGGTCGGGTAAGCCCACCCCGTAAGCCTCCAGGATGTGCTCCAGCATCTTGTCGCGCTGGTTGGCACTGGTCACGGCGCCATCAGTCAAACGCACTGCATCGGCTGCGTGGATCTTCTGAGCGCGATCTGAAGCCCGGATGGCAGCGTGTGCCAGGTCCAGGTCCATCAGTACACCGCGCTCGTTGATCTTCTGGTCCAGGTGCCACAACTCAAGCTCAGCACCGCGGTAGTTCCACCGTGGCAGCTTCTTGTAGATCTCGCGCATCGCTTCGATGTCGAGGCCACCGTAGTCGCGGAAGCGCTGCCACTCTATCGGATGAGTAACCTTCGTCGCACGATGAATCTTGCGCCCCTTCGGCTGCGGCTTGCAGAAAAGGGAGATCCACGTTCTACCTTCCTTGTCTTTGGCTTTGTCTTGGGCGACTCCAAGAATAGTTCCAACGGTAGATAGGCTCCCGGGGAGAGAGTGGGCCATGGCGCAGACCATGGTGTCGAAGACTCGCTCGACGGGTATAACAATTCCCGTGGCGTGTCTGATGACATTCCGATCAAACGCCGAATTGTGGATAACCACTTCATAACTTTCATCCTCAAGCAATGTGAGCAAGTCGCCGATGTCTTCATCCCCGTCGCGAATTTCCACCGGCCCATCGCCGACCGCCCACTGCCACATGATGATCTCGGCACCTTCTGCATAACGGTGCGTCCCGTTGTTGATAGGCGTTTCGCAGAAGGTTTCCGTGTCGAGGAAAATGCACTTAGAGAGGTCCATTGGCTTCCTTAGGTACGTACGGGTTTAATTGACGTTTACGCCGCTGCAGCGCGTCGTATAGCGTCTGCCACTTGTCGTACCCCAGCTCCCGGGCGATAGCTTTCCAACGAACCCGACGATCGCGCATTGCTTGTACGCGATCCAGCAAATCGCCAGAAGCAACAGGCGGCGTAGGCATGGCGTCCAGTTTAGCGCGGTGGTGCTCAAGCCATGCGTAGGTAACTTTTAGACGCTTAGCAATGTCTTTCCAGTAGTAACCTTCAGCGCGTAGCGAACTGGCCCGCGCTAAAAGCTCTGCGGTCCTGCGAGGGCCGAAAATCATGGCTCAGACCCCTTGTCGGCTGGCGCGGATTGGTTGGAGAGGTAGTTGTCGATTCGCTGAGCGAACCAATGCACGGGCATATCATCATCTTTGAGCATATGCTCCAACAACTCCCGCGCCGTGGCCAGTTCGGATTGCAGGGCGTCGCGCTCTCTGTAGACTGCATCGCATGTGTAATCGTATTCAGAAACTTGCAGGCTGAGTTTATCCACCTCAGCCTGTAGCCGGGTGACGATGGCGTCGTGATCAACGTACTTGACGACATACCCGTTTTTAAACTCTTCAAGGACCACGTGCTCGTAACTACCACCATGGCTCACAACGGTGCCGTAACGCTTGATGGGCTCCCCGCCAGCAGGCGGCACAGGTTCGGCCAACGAAGCGAGCACTGCATCCAGGTCAGCAGGATCAAACAGCGCGCCCTCCTTGATGCGGTACATCATTCGGCGCACTACAGACTCGGGCAGTGTGATTGTCTTATCGGTCATGGCTTCTTCACCTCGATGCTCTTGTAAAAGGCTTTCATGTACTCGTCGTGGTTTTGCATGCGATCCCGATTACTGACCCAGTAAACGCCGATCAGTATCACGGTGTTTATCGTCACTACGCCGGCTATGAAATAGAAAATCATGAGCACCTCGTCAGTATCAGGAACAGGGGGAGCCAGAAGAAAATCAAGCAGAACAACATAGCTTTACTGATCATGTCTGCTTCTCCTGGCGGGCGCGGTAGGCTTTATTCCAGCCGTCTGCCCAACGCTTGAGGGAGAACGAGCACTTCTCTTTGTCGAAGGGATTCTCGTCGCGCTGTAGCCCGCGCAGGAAAGCGGCGTACCCTTGTTCAAAAGCTGTCATGACAAACCCCTCTCAGGATGCAGTGTGTCGTCGTAGTGCCACAGCAGGAAAATGCCAATCGCGATTTCCAACACGATGAACGTCCCCAGCCCTGCCAGCGCGCAATAGAACTGAGCATCGTTAGCGACTGACATTCGACACCTCCGCAGGAAGGGAAAACATATCGCCGGTCAGCGGATCGACGATGAAGCCGGATACTACCGTGATGCAAAAGCCGACCCAGTACCAAGACGTGGTGTGCGAGTCGAGTTCGGTTGTCTTGCCGTCCTCGTACTTAACCTGGTAGGTCTGTCCGTCGAAGAACCCGGCCGCTGCGTCCAGCTTGATGTTGTCGGGCGTGGTGCCGGTGCGCACGCGCTGGCCATCTTCGTCCGTGATGCTGTAGTGCTGGCCGGACGGCTCAGACAGAACGCTGACATCGGTGATGCGGTCGTTCATGATGGTAGAGCACCCGGTAAGGGCAACGAGCAGTGCAGCGGCAATAAGGGTTTTCATTGTTCTTCTCCGTTTGGAAGTGGCGCCCACGCGATTGGGTCGATGCTTCCGGTTGATTGGGTTCTGTTGTTACCGCACCACTCTTTGAAAGCGCCATCCACGAAACGGCATTCGATCCATTGCGTTCCGGCAGGTACGTATTTGTGCAGTGCCGAACTAAAGTGGTGAACCCGTTGCTGGATAAGAATTCTCGTACCATCCCTAGGCGCGCTTTCCATACGTTGCCAACCAGCCATTTCCCTTCTCCCTACTTTATGAACGGATAACGTGATTTGTAGAACCGCGCTGCTGCGAGTGCCGAGGCGGGTTTGTAGCCCTTGGCGCGGAGCTTCTTGTAACACTGGACGCTGAATGTGATGTTCATTTCGGATACCTCGCGCGAGCCTGATTCAAGAGATCATCACGTAGGGCTTTCAGGTAGGTATCGGCAGCCCAATACTCGTTGCGCATGAAAGCTTTGTGCGCGCCTTTGGCTGCGGCGATCAGATCGTAGTAAACATAATCTGGCATTTCCCGTTACTCCCTGCGTTTGTTTTCGTTAAAGCAAATGTACAACGCATTACTTGTATTGTCTTGCGTATCCCGACGAGCGGTCAACAAAAAGCCTCAATCAAGAGGCTTTTTGCGTGTTGCTTTAGCTGT